CAGCGTTTGCATCCGCTGTTATCATTATGGATTTAATATCCGAATGGCCCATATCAATCTCCTTTAAGAAAGGAGAGGGGTAGCCCCCTCTCTGTTAATATTAGCCATTAGCATAGTCAAAAGCTGCACCGTGGATTTTAATAACCAACTTACCAGCAGTATAGGCTGCTTCTGTAGCATCACCAGATGTAAGATATAGGTACTTCTTGCTCAGAGCCGCTAGTGTAGACCCGCCATCTGCCTCAGCATAAAAGCCAAGTGTGAGGTCACCGTTGTTTAGAAGAACGGTTCCACTTGTCACAGCAGCATTTTCTGCTGTTGTGCCTGTTGCAGAACAAACAAGATTGATGTCTGGGTCGCCGCCAGTTGGAACCTCAAGACAAGCAAACTCTATTAGATACGGAATACCGTTTACAGCACTGGTAAGCTCTGCGATATAAGCGTTTGCAGCCCCACCATCTGTACCAATAACATCGTCTGCTGTTCCACCAGAGGCTAGGCCGCCGTGAAGATCTATAAGGATAGTTGTTGTAATATCCCCGCCGATTTTTGTAACAAATGTGTTGATTGCTGCGTCAGCGATACCAGAACCGTGTGCATTTGGTGTGATGTTGAAGATTGTAGCCGCTGTGCCTAAGCTGGCATTGTTAGCGCCAACTGTTGTTCCCGCCGCCACAATGTTGTCACGACCAGAAGTTGCAACCTTCTGTATCTCTAAAACACCGCTGCTTGTTGAGTTAATTTGCTCGGTAAAAGCACCAGTCGTTGCGTTTTTGGATATAACTTTGAATCCATTTTCAGAGCGCACTGCTCCGTTAAAAGTGGTAGTAGCCATTTGAAGCTCCTGTCTTGGCTAGTGTCAGCCACAGGATGCGGCTGTCAGGATTTAGAACATTATAACAAAAGAAAGGGCGGCATGAAAGCCGCCCGATCAAATAGTGTTAGATTAACTTGGATTAATCTGCGCCCGGTGAGCCATAAATGCCCAATGGGTCTGATACACCGAAGCTGTAACGCTCACGAGCCTTGTAGCGAACATTGCCTGTATCAAAGTCACCATCCATAGATGTTGCCATTGGAGTACGGACAAAGTGCTTCATGCCGTTTGGAACATCGGTTGTCACAAAGAACGCATCTGTATCAGTCAAATAGTGATTGATTGAGAAGCCTTCTGGGATCGAACCGTTGTTGCGAATAGCGTTCAGATCGTTATCAGCAGTTCCTACACGACCTTCTGTCTGTAGCAAGCGAGTTGCAACAAACATCAGTGCGGGTGGAACAACCAGCTTGCGTGGGCGAGCCGCAATCAAAAGACCACGCTCATCTACGAAAGCTGCAATGTTGATAACTGCATCTTCTAGCGATGTTTCGTTCAAGTCTGCTGCCACTGATGGACGGTTGGCGTTTGTACCACCAGCAACTGTTGGGTGACTTGCATTAAACAATGTCACTCCATCACCTGATGTGAAGGTATCAAAACCAGTGTTCAACAGTGATGCTGCTTTGACCTGCTTTGTGTATGCCATAGCCCGTGCAAGAGCTTTGGTATAACGAGCAGACAAAGAGTCATACAGATTGTCTTCCATAGCTTCCTCAGTAACCGAGAAACCCATTGCAACGGTTTCGTGGTTATAGCGGGCTGTGAAAGATTCTTGAGCCGTATCAAATGAGACCTGTGCGCCCTCTTGCTTAACTGGTGCAGCACCAAAGCCTGAGAGTTTGACCTCCTCTTCAAAGCTACGCTCAGAAGTTTCGGTTTCATAGATCTCTGCATGTTCGTTTTCGTACTTGCCGTACTCAAGACCAAACAGTGCATTTAGACCGGGGAGAAGCTCTTTAAGGAGCTGTGCGCGTGAAATAGCCATAGTACAACCTCCTTAAGCTGCTGACGGAGCGTTGCCAGAAACGACACCGATTCCGAGTTGATGACCAGTGTTGAACTTACACACCATGATTGGAAACGCTGTTCCCTTCTCATCACCGTCAAATCCACCCAAGAAATCTACAACTCTTATTGGTAGAGCTGCGGTGGTTGCTGCTGTGCTAATGTCCAAAGACACACGAGAGATACCCAATGTTGAAGATGATGTGCCTTGAACCAGCGCACAGTTAGCTGCGATATCGTCATCATTGACGGTGCCGTCAGCTTGAATTGTGAACAGGACGTTAGGATCATCCATAACATAGGCCATACCACCTGTGTGAGCGGCACCTGACCATTGTTGGCTAAATGTAAGCTGACTTGTGCTTACATCTGTATAACGACATCCAAGAAAAATACCAATCGGAGTAGCTGAAGTAGTACCCGTATCTTTCTGAATGGTGGTGGTGGTTCCAGCGTCAGTTAGTTTGACGATGTCACCGTAACATATCCTTGTGGATTCTGTCGAAAGAATGGGATACTGACGGAAAGAACCATTATAGTTCCCACCTAAGTTACCCATCGGACGCAGACCAAAGGGAGCGGCAGTAGCGGACATACTTGTCCCTCCTTATTATCTACGGCAAGCTCCCGCTAAGGTTACTTGCCAAAGGTTGTTTTTGTGCTTCGTTCTGGGGGCAGAACGGGCATACGAGAGTCTGACTGTCTAAGAAAGTTGTTATCCACAGAATTAATTTGATTAGCATTCATTTCTTTGTGGGCTTCAGTCCTAGATGCAGTATATTCGGTTGAATTTTCACAAAGTAGCAATCCTCCAACCTCAACATTACCTTCAAATCGAGAGTCGATATCAGGCAACACTTGTAGCTCAGGATGGTCTTCAGCTTTGACCGGAACCCAACCTTCACGAAACTTAGAAGAAACATTCGTATTGTCACTCTGACCCAGTGTTGATGTGCGAATCCAGCGATAGCTTACGCCGTCACGGGGTTCGGGGGTAGGTAACGTACCTGCTCGTTTCCAAGTCTTTGGACGCTCGAATTTATCACGAGTGCCTGTTGCGCGTGGTTTTCTTTCAGCCATTTGAAGACTCCTTCAAGAGTTGCGCCGCATATTGTTCTGCCGTAAGGCCAAGTCTTTTGGCGAGTGAGACTTGTGTTGAGGTTAATTGCACTCTGCGTGGTTTTTTTGCACTCCTACTTTGGGGGGCAACCACGGAACCAGTTTGACGAGCAGGTGCTTCCTCAATTTGCTCATCAAACTTGTCTGGGAATGTTTTACGCATTGCTTCATCAATGCGCTCATAATACTGATCGCTTTTTGTGTCGATGCCTTCTTTAACAAGTTTTTCATGTACACCAAAAGCATAACCTGTCATTTCGCTGTCTTCACCAAACCAAGCGTTTTTAGTACCCCACTCTTTTGCCTTTTCATCAGGCTCAACCACTTTGGGTTTGCTTGTCACAGGCTGTGGAGCGGGTGCTTCTCGCTTTTGAGGCTTGTAAGACTCCACTCTAAACTTTTCATTTTGGAGCTTGCTAAGTTTTTCTTGAGCGTTAATTAACGCATCAGGATCTCCAGTTTCATAAGCAGCCTTGTATTCGTTTTTTGCTTTATCAAGCTCTGCGTCTACTCGGCCCTTAGCCTGCTCCACCAAAACGCCTTCGCCGTCTTCCAATGCTTTGCGAAGTTTTTGGTTCTCCTCATATACCTGTTTAGCGTAGCTAACAGCCTCATCTTGCATTTTAGAGGCTTCTTCTTTTCTTCTACGCTCTTCATGGTATTCAAATTTTAACTGCTTAATGCGCTTCTGCACATTATCGCTATATTGTTCGATCTCAGTATCATCAGGTACTTTTGGCTCAACACCCTCTGCACGGCGAGGCTTCTCCTCTTCAGGAGTATCCTCAATGATCTCTAACTCAAAACCGCTATCTTCCACTTCTTGAAAGTTATCGGTAACTTTTTCTTGCTCTTCAGCCTGAGCAACGGCTTGTGGCTCGCTCATACTCTTGAATATCCTCTTGGGTCATCGACAACAGCCTCTACTGTGTCATCATTGATAAGACGGAACTCTTGCTTTTCGATCTTAAACCGTGTGCCGGAATAGGATCGAAAGATGACAAAGTCACCCTCTTTACAATACGGGCCATTAGGAAACTTATCTGTGTCCTTATATGCGTCAGGCCCAGCTTTAACAACAAATCCTATCACTGATGCGGTTTGCTCCGCGTTCTTCAGTGCGTCTGGCATATAGATGCCTGAATCTGTTTTTTCTTTGACTTCAAGTGGTTTAATCAAAAGTTTATACCCAGCGGGTACAGGTATTTTTGATGCAACATCTTTGTTGACTTCTTTGCTTGCAGAATACATCTGATCTCCTTGCAGTGATTAAGGCTCACAGTGCCGTGCAGGGACATACCCCCGAATAGTAATATTTACAATATACAATACACTTACTTGGAACGGAAGACCTAGTCGTTGATGAATTTTTCTTCCAAGTCGATAATATCTCTTTCGATGGCAGCGAGAGCCTCAACCTTTCCCACTGCTTCCCTGTATTCTTCAAAGGATTTGCACCCACCACAGGCCATATGGTCAGCGAGAGCATTTAGATACTCCCTGATTTTTGCTCTGATTGGTGAGTATACTGTATCATTCTTCGACATTTCTGTTACTTAGCTCCCTAGCTATTTCCAATCCAATTTCAGTTCCTTCTCTTATATCTTCTTTTTGGGATTGTTCAAGCTCGCTTGCTATTTTTATTCCAAGTTTAGCGCCTTCTCTTTGCTCTTCTGAGTCAAGCCTATCCTTTTGCATAGCAATATTTTCAGACTTAGACTTCATATCGGCCTGCAACTTAGCAATATCCATTTCTTTTCTATGTGCAAACTCTGCCTCTTTTAGAGACATTTCTCTTTGCTGTATCTGTGTGAGAGGATCTTGCTGTTGTTTTTGATTTTCTTTTTGTTGCATTTCTGCTTGATCTTTACGGAGCAGCTTTTGTGCGGCCTGAGAAGCCAGCCTGCTAAGTTCAACCTCTACATCATCTGGCAGAGGCGCATCCTCATCAGGCATACTAACACCCAAGTTCTTCTCTATTTCTTTTCTATACTGGAATGCAACATGCTCTGTTATGTGAGCGGCTAAAGCAGCTTGTATCGCGCCAGCAAAAGGTGACTGACCAACTATTTCCTTTAGTTTTGGATCTTCAGCCGCAGCCAAATGCACGGAAATATGTGCCTCGTGATCCTGATACTTAAACGCTTTGACTGGCTCTTGTTTCAACATAGACATGTTTTCACTAACAGGATCTGCCGAATCAATGTCATCAGGTAACTTAATTATTTCTTCAGCGTCTTTAATTCCAAGAACCTCAAGCATTTGCCTGTGTAATTTACCAAGATCATAAAGATGTGGTGCCTGCTGCGCTAGTTGCATAGCAGCCTGATACTGAACAACCCTTTGAGACATAGTTGCGGCGTTAGGGTCAGAGACAGGTATTACATCAATACGACCATCAAAATCCTCTTGTCTGTTAAAGTCACCATCTGTTTCATAGGAATATTGTGATGGCATATAATCTTTTATGATATTTGCCAGTAAGCGAAGTTCATTTTTTAACGCATGATGAAGTCTTGCCTGAACACCAGACATAACCTTCATGCTGCGCTCCATTAGCGCGAGTGTAGTTCCGACCGGAGCTTGTGGGTTGAGGTTTCCAATTTGTACATCAGCAACGGAGCCAATCCGTCTCCCCTCTTCCACGATATTTCCGAGAAGTTGATATAGAACTGAGGACGGCTCCTTGTAAGGAAGGAATGCGATGCTATCCCTAATTGCACCACCCGGTACATCAACATCCCTGAACTCACCCGGCATGAGAGGCGAATCATCACCCTTAATACGGAGTCCGCGAGCCTTGAGGCCAGCCGGAAGGTTAGAGAGTGTACCCGCGTCAATAAGTTGGCGAAGAATACTTGTGGCACTTTTAGCAAGACCACCAATAAGATGAATAAGACCCGTTCCATAGAACCCAAGGCCCGGTAAGTATCTGTAGTGAACAAAGTGTTGTCTTTTACGCTTCTTAGAATCGTCCTCATACCAATTCCTTCTAATCGCCAAAATGGTCTCTGACGACTTATCTATAGTTACAATATACGGTCTAGCTATACCATCTTCATCCTCAAAAGGATCAGGCATGAGAAGATCAACGTGCATTTCAAGAAGCGTATGCCTGTCATCCTCTTCAAGTACAGCAACCTCTCCCTCGATCTCATCGTACTTTTCCTGTATATCTGAAATATCTGGCTCAGGATCCGGGAGATCCACATCAATATAAAATCCATTAACTTGAAGCTCAACTATTTCGTTTGGTGTTTTTTTCATTACATGCGTGTAACGCGGGCATGTGTTCAGATCTGATGCGCCATAAGAGACAACGAAATCCTCAGCCGGAACAAACATGGCACATGGTCGCTCCATAATCGGATCATAGTAAACTTTTTTGAAAGAAGACCCTGCAAGCGGAAGCCTGAACAACATCTGCTCAGTTTCATCACGATATTCTGTCATCTCCTCTGTAAGAAGATAATTCATCTCGTGTTCAACTCTTTCACCCTGTTTTACCTTTTCATAATCTTTTTTACCAACCAGCTTAACTCTTACTGGCCCGGAAGCTGGGAATATCTCACCCATAGCCTGAGCCTGAAACCTTACTGTTGCCTCTGTAAGTATCGGGTGAAACACACCTGAAGCGCCCTGCCAAGGCTGAGTCCTTTCCTCAATCTTCATACCAAGAAGATCAAGACCTTTAACATACGACCTAGCCCAGTCTTTTCTGGATTGCCTGTCTGAAATAAAATCTTCTATTAATTCAGAGGCCAAAGATTGCAAATCAGCCTCTTCAATAAACTCTGCTAAATTTGCATCATGTTCTGGCCCCATGATGTCTTCTGCGACCTCTCCCGTGAAATCAATAATCATAGCTCCGTCATCGTTACCGATGCTTATTGCTTC